CCGCAACCTGTACAATCAGCCATTGCGTTGTGTTTAAGAACACCAAATACTATAGCAATTAAAAATATACCTGCTAAAATCTTAATCATCCATCTAGTATCGCCGTTTTTAAATCCTATTTTGTCTATTAGTTTTTTAAACATAGTTCCCCTATCTAATTGGTGGTACGTACATTACGCCACCGTTATTCCAAAGATTATTTAATCCTCGTTCTAATGCAAGTGGAGTATCAGGTCCTACATTTCTCTCAAATGATTCCCCATAGTTTCCTACTTGTTTAATAATATTATAACCAAACTTCATACCTAATCCTAACATAGGACCGATATAACCTTCAACACCTAATATTCTTTTAACTTCTTTTGATTTAGCAGTTAACATTTCATCAACATTTCTACTAGTGATTCCTGCTTCTTCAGCATTAACCATTATAAAATGTGTCCATCTAACTACGTCTTCCCACTCTTGGTCGCCTTGTCTTACAAGTGGACCTAATGGTTCTTTAGATATAATTTCTGGTAATACTATCCATTTACTTGGATCGTCTGCACCAGACCTAGCACTTGCTAAACCAGAGGCGTCTGTTGTGAATACATCACACTCACCACCAAATAGTTTTGCTTTTGCTTCTTTATTACCTTCAACATATATTGGTTTATATGCCATATTGTTTTCTGCAAAATAATCATTTAGATTTAATTCACTTGTAGTTTCTTTTGTAATACATACAAACGCACCATCTAAACCTTTAGCACTTTTAATTCCTAATTCTGTTGGTATTAAAAACCCTTGTCCATCATAGTAATTAACTCCTGCAAACTCAAACATTAAGTTTACATCACGACTAATTGTCCAAGTAGTATTTCTTGCAAGTAAATCAATATTACCTGACGCTAATGTTGGAAATCTTTGAGCAGCATTTAATCCTACAAATTCTACTTGATTTGAATCACCAAATATAGCAGCTGAAACTGCCTTACAGAAATCAACATCTAAACCACTCCAAGTTCCACTCTCGTCTTGAGCAGAAAATCCTGGTAAGTTAGCATTAACTCCACATATAATATAACCTCGTTCTTTAACTTGTTGAAGTAATCCTATTTCTTTAACTACTTCAATTTTATCACCTTTTTTAGTATTGCTAGTAAAAGCTACTGCTAATAATACAGCAACTAACATCACAACACCAATAATGTTTTGTATATTGTTTTTAAATTTAAATTTCATAATAATCCTATTGTGTTAATACTTTAATTTTCTTTTGTTTTTTCTTTTCTGATAATGATTTAGCAGTACCACCTAGTTTCAAACTACCTGATTGGTCAGGCATTTTGTTTTTGATACTAATGATATTGCCATCAGCATCAACTTCTGCTAAAGATGGACCACAAATAACTCTACGACCATCTTTTAACTTTTCTATTGCTCTCTTCTCTTTCAAGCAATCCATTAATCCATCGTACTTAACGAATTCGCTTGAAGTATCGGTCACAATAAACATTGTTATAATGGTAATTAGTGTTGTTGCGTCCATACCTTATTCTCCTGTTGTGTGTCCATTTTTGACACTTCTAAATTTGTCCTTTAATTTTTCTATATCCTGTAAAACCTTCTCCATATCAGTCTGCAACCTTTCAATGTTCACTTTATTGTTCATCATACCTTCAAGTTGTTTTGATATTGATTCCACTTGTCCACTTAAAAATTCTATCAACATAAATTGCTCAGAATCAGCAGGTGGTGAACCTAAATCACCTCTCGGCCACTTAATTCTAAATTCGTTGTTCTTCTCTATGTCAGCAGTTAAAGCTTCTTCTGCTTGGTTTAAATCTTTTTCTAATAATGTAGTATTGGTTTCCAATTTATTTAATCGCTCAATCACACCGAAGTAAGCCCACACTCCCATAGCAACTGCTCCGACTATGGCAATTAAATTCTTCATAGGCATACTTACTGCCGTTTGGTCTGATATGTCTAATCTATTCTTTGCCATAACTATTTCTTTTTAGGTAACTTCGCACCTGGTTTGCCAACATATAATCCAAAGAAGGCAGCACCAGCACCAACTATAGTTGATATGTACATTGCCTGTGAATTGGTTGGATCAGGTAATGTCATAAACCAAGTTACTGATTTATAGAAGGCATAGATATATGCCAACATTACTAGTCTAGGTATAACCCTAAATTTGTCTAATAGACCTGCTGTCTTATTATACCAAGTAGCGGCGTCTTCGCCTTCACTAGGTATCAAATCACTCTTTGCTACTTCATACTCTTCAGTAGTCTTTTTTACTTTTATTAAATCGTCTGCCATAACCTTCCTCTATTTTTGACCTGCTTGTTTTAATCTAACTCTATCATTCTCTTCCTTGATATAATTAGTTAATAAACTCACATATATTTCCCTCTCCCAAGGCACCATATTCTCCAATTCAGTCAATGAATATTTATGATGTTGCATTAATGCAAAATTCACTTGATAGTAATTCTCTAACGATTCGTGAGAGAGGGCAATACGAAAAAATCAGCTATTCCTTGCAACGTAAGTTTACTCTTAACTTTCGTGTTAGGATTCTCTATTTCTACGTCTTGCTTTAGTCTAGGCATAGTATTGAAAAAATTATTGATTTTTTGATACGTTTTTGCGTCTAAACTCTCTAAAAACTTATGCATTTCGGCTTTACTATAGTCACCAGCAGGGTGTATTTTATCACCTTCATACACTTGATGGACGGTATTCGCCAGCATTTCAAACATTTGCTTGGTTTTCATACCTTCTTTACTACCTGCTTCTGGATCAACTGAATTTATGGTAGGATAACTCATAACCAATCCTATCTTTTTCTTTTCATCAATCACAATATTATTAGTATGGTCTTCATCTACGTGGACTTCCACTTTAGACAAATCTATTTCAATTTCTGCGTAAGATTTCCTATCGTCAGGACATAACAATTTAAGTTTTGTTATTTCACCAACTGACTTTGCTCTTATCTGTAAAAATATATACTCTACATCAAATATAGGTAGTGTATTAATATCTATAGTTCCAAATGTACAAGCGTGTACTATTTGTTTCAAAGCACTAGTCATATCTTTATTATCACCAGACTCTAATGCCTGTAATAATATCTTTTCTTCTTTTACTAGAAAAGGTCTAAATTTAACCTTAACATCTTTAGATGGTAATGTCAATTCATATGTCGCTGTTTCTAATATAGGTAATGCCATAATTTACTCCTTTTATATTATATTACTTATTTATCTCAAAAGGTGGGAACACCCTGCCTCCTGTGCCCTTACCAATAGGCATATCTCTTTTAACTTTATCAATAACTTGTTTACTTGCTCTTTTAATCTCTGGTGGCATTTTTGCTAATATTCCACCAAATATTCCATAGTTCTTAGCAGGTTTAATGTTAGGCATATCTGGAATATGTTTACCATATTCAACACCGTTTACTGCGTCTAGTGTTATATTCTCCCAAGTTCTAAATGCAAATGTTATTGGTATATCCATAGGTATCACATCATCCGTTAATGATTGATATTGTACTTCACCAATTGTTTCTGGATATACTTCGTGCAATCTTATACCATAGGTCATTCTATAATTATCATCAGGATTTTCTTTGTCTGATTCTCTATATTGTCCTAACTGATAAATTTCCATACTACCTACATAATCATCATAGTATTTTAAATTGTGTGTATCAAGACTATGCATTTTGCCTTGCCAAGTTTCAAAAAATGCTCTTTGTCTTAAAAACTTATCTCCCATAAACATACACTCAATATTTGAACCATATCCATATGCATAAGGCATTTTTCTACCTGGTCCATAAGTTACAAAATTTTGTGTTAATACATCCCTATGAGGTAATTTTGCTTGAGTACACATCAACTCTACATTACCTTTCATTCCTGCTTCATTAAGAAGACTATCTTTATCAAAACCAGCAAAATCAGATCCAACTTCATCTACTGTAGTTACATCCCTTGGTGGAAATAATCTAATTAAAAATCTATTTGCTCTAGCAACACCTTCACCTCTATTAATTTCACTTATAAATCTTCCAATAGTTGTTTTTCTATTAACACCAGGTTGGTGTTGTGTAATTCTTTCATCTCCTTCAACGTTATCTAAAGTTCTATCTCTTGGAAGTCCTACTCGGATATCCATATTACCGATACGTTTGCCTGCTCTAAATATTGCCATATTTACTTCCTTTTTTTATGCATACCCATATAATGCTCGGATGGTTCGTAGTTCCATTTATGTCCGTGGTGTCCTCTAATGTCGGCATACCACATCCTTAACTTAACTATCATAACTCTCCATAATGTTCTCTTTGCCATAGTCTTTTATCAAATTGCTTTCCTACTGTCGGACCAGACTTTACTAGCTGGTGCCTTCTTAAATTGTTGTAATGGAAGATATACTGCAATCGCCATTTCGTCTGCGTCTACTCTTAAAAAGTTTGACCTTACGTGTCGCCACAAATATTTTTTAATTGTTGGTTTAATCATAGGTATATTTTTAAGTGTTGTATATGTTGCCATTATTTTTGTTGTACTGTCAAATTGTGTATTACTAGCATATTTTTGTATGTCTTGTAATAATCTAAATCTCATTATATATGGTAAGTAGTGAAAATTTAACCCTACAAAACCACCTTTAAATGTGTCTACTGGCAAAATTAATGGAAATGTGTCATAATATGGTAGTTTCTTTTTAGTTTTAGGATCATAAAAGAACATATTTAAACGTCCTGCGCTAGGTCTTTGATTTAATTTACCTTGTCGCATAAGACCAGTAGAAGTTGCCTTATTAGCTATACCTTGTACAGCATTTCTATACCATTGTGCTGATTTAAGTACACCTGCTTGTCTATCTTTTATTGGTCCAAATATATTTGCCATACTACTATTTATAATGAAAAAGGGCACCTATTACTAGGTGCCCTTTAAGTTTTAACGTTTATTTGAGAGAGAAAGGTTTACTCTTCGTCTGCCAATTTACTAAAATAAGACAACGTATCGTCTTCCTCGCTAGCAGGTTTAGAGTTCACAACGTTAGTACTTTTCACCTGACCATTGGTCTGTTGTGGGAGGTCAACTGTTTCAACAGTTTCGGTGCTTCGTGTACCCATAATTATCCTATTCAGTTTCTCTTTGAGTTCGTCATAAGATTTAAAATTACTAGGGTCTACAAAAGGTTTCAAAGGGTATTGTTTCGCCCAAATTTCTTTGATAGTAGCGTCTTCTTTTGCTACTGGCGTAACACCTTCAAATTCAGATTTGTCGTAGTTCCAATAACCATCAACTTTTCTAATTTTTAGTTTAAAGTTTGCACCTTTCCAAAAATCAAATGGGTTGATTGCTTTTTCATCCGCAAATTGAGGTTGCATTGCTTCTGATATCTTATCAAATATCTTTTTACCAAATTTGTATAAGAAAACTTTGCCTTCATTTTCGGGATGTTTTGGATCACTAACAATATAGATGTTAGAATAGTATGATAATTTTCTTTTTCTCTTACGAGCAATATCTTTATCACTATCTACACCTGTATTCCATAATCTAGTATTATCTTCACTAACTGGATCTTTAGTATTTAAAGTTGTTAATGAATTTTCAATGTACCAACCGCCTTTGTCTTGAAATGCGTGTGACCATACTCTTTGCCAAGGCATTTCTTCGTTGTTAGACGCAGGTAAAAATCTAATAACAGCATAACCGTTACCAGTTTTATCTAACTCTGGTTTCCAAAGTCTGTCGTCTTGATACTTGTTTTTGTTTGCTTGATCCTCGGGACCGAGGTTCTTTTCAAGTGCCTTTGTAATCTTATCAAAGTTACTTGATGATGATTTTAATGTTTCAAAATCCATATGTATTTTCTCCTTGTATTAACATATTCGTTGTATTTGTGTACCCTATATTATCGGGTTCATTATTATTTATACACTCATTATGTCTAATATAACATTATTTGAGCATTTTGTCAACTGTGGTATAATCTATGTACTTAATATTTGATAGATTCTTCCACTCTTCAATAGGACCGTTGACCTTATCCCTACCGTCATTATATCTATTAACCTTATAAAAATTTATCTTTGGATACCACTCCACTAACGTCTTCCATTGATTAATCCAATTGATAGCTGGTGTTGGACTGTTATCTTTTGCTGTATAATGCTTAGTACTCTTGTATATGTTATTAATCTTATCATTATGACTATATAAATCGTGTCCCATTATATACACTTCACAAGGATTCTCTCTCTTAATTGCAACCAATCCAGAAGAAGGTCCACACGCCCAACCGTGGTCTCTAGGGTCGCTTATATCGTCTATTGAGTGTGAGTAATCTGGTTCTTTTATCCAACTAACTTTGATTGTTGAATTAATAGCATTTTGTTTAGTAACTGCACCATCTTTTTTTAATATACTCACTATACCTTTTAAGTTAGCACCGTGTAAAACATATTCTTTACTATCGCCACGTTCATTACTAATTATACCACCATTTTGTTTTGCCCATTCTAAATCTTCTTTAGGTAAACCATCTTGTATAATTGCGTCATATGTTTGAGTAGGCACTTTAGTCCAATTTCTAAAATAACAAGGTATCTTTTGTGCCATACCTGCGTGGTACATTTCGTGGACTATACCGTGGTCTACACCAGTTAACACATCACATAAATTAGGATAATCTCTATATATGGCATTGCAACCATATATCTTACCAAATTCTTTGTACTTGTTTAAATCTAAACCAATTCTACTTTCGCCATTACCAATACAGAATACTCTAGCAGACCTTTTTTCTTCTTTTAGTTCTCCTATCATTTTGTAATAGTCTTCAGCGTCTTTATCTGTCATTATCATATTAAAAATAATTAAAATTTATATTAACTCTCCGTGGTTGGTCTGTTGTGTTTGTACTGCAATGTGGTTTAGTTGTATCAAATAGTATTGCTCTATTTGCAATACTATCAATTTTAGTACCATCTTCAAGTTTTGTATAACCATCACACGTGTTTAAACAAAAAAGACACGACTTATATGTAATAGTATGTAAGTCACTAGGTGGAAAATCTTGGTGCATACTATGTTCAATAAATTTATTTTGATTAGGATATGAATTTATTTTTACTCTTACTAAAGATTTCAACTTATAATCATCATCACGTTCATATAATTTATTCAAAATTGGTTCCATTAATTCAAAAGATGTATTAAATGTTGGTCTATCATTATCATATAACATATGCATATTAAAGAATTGATTACCTATTTGTCCTCTTTCTGCTTCTGTTACTATTGTATCATAATAAAACCAAGGGAAGTATCTACCCATTACCTTTGCTTGTAATTCATCAAAATGTGTTTTATTTAAAAAATTATCTAGTATTATAGTTTTCATATTAAAAATAGTTAAAGTTTATATTAACTCTCCTTGTATCGTTTGTTGTATTTGTACTGCAATGTGGTATAGTTGAATCAAATAATATTGCTCTATTTGCTTTACTATCAATTTTAACTGACTCTTTTCCATCATCAAACTTGGTATATCCATCGCAAGTGTTTATTCCAAATAAACACGCCTTACGGTTTAAATCACCTTTACTCGGCCAATCTGTATGCATAGTATGTTCCCTAAATGTACCTTGATTAGGATAGTTATTAATTTTTACTCTTATTAAAGTATTCATACGAAATTTAGGATCATCAAGTTTCATTAACTCACCCAATACTGGATCCATTAATTCAAAAGAATTAGTAAATGTTGGTCTGTCATTATCGTATAACATATGCATTGAATAAAATGTCATATCTTTTTTATGTTCACCTGGTAATATTATTGTATCATAATGAAACCAAGGAAAGTAGGTACCCATTATCGTTTTCTTTAATTTCTCAAACACATTTGGTTGTAAGAAATTGTCTATGACTTCATATCTTCTATTTAACTCTTCCATTTAATATAACCTCCATCGCTTCTAATATTTCTTGTACTGTCCACGTACCATTTATTTTCTTTTTAAGATTTGAGTTCACTTGTTATAATCTCCTTCATTATTAATTTTGCTTTAGTTCTATTAAATGATATAAATGGTTTCATTTTTTTAAGTTTTCTGGACATATCAGACCACACAACTTTTTCAGTAATTTGTTTATCCCAGTTTTTAATAAAACCAAGAACCGAATCAAGTATGATGGCGGTTGAGTATGAAACTTTCCGTTGAATAAGTAATCGTAGCATTCTAGGATGTTGCCCATTAACCACGCTGAAACCGTCATCAAAAGAAATGCCCCTCCTGCTAAAGTCATAAACAATACTATTAATACTGTTTCGTAAACTGTAGTCAAAAGACTCAAAATATTTTCTGTAATTGAGGTAGGTTTTGTGTCCATCGTCATTTAATAAATTTCCTATCCATTTTTTACTATCGTCAATAAAATTACTTACAAAAAAATCAAGCACTTCACTTGGACTATATCTTGTAGATAACTTATAGAAGAAGTATCTATCTTTTCTTTTAGTAAATGAATCCAATGTTGCATTTACTTTACCTGTATATTTATGATAGTCATAAGTGTCTGTTGTAAAATGCAACTTAACTCCTAGATATATCTTATATACGTCAAATCCACCATACGCCATATTAATCAATCAAATACTTATAACAAATTGGAAAATGGTCTTTTATATGTTTTGATAATTGATGAGTGACCATTCTAGTTTCCTCTTGAGCATTCTCCTTATTTCTTAAATTACAAACTCTACTAAAGGCATATACACTACCTGACCATATCCACTCGGTCATCATACATTGAGGCAATACCATACGTGCCATTTCAGGTGCAATACCTTCCTCTAACATATAATGGTATGTTCCTTTACAAGTATCTATTAACTCCATAATATCAAATTCAATCTCTTCTTTACTTGAACCTTGTTTAATATTTTCTTCTGGTCTCTTTCTCCACATAAATGGTATATAAAATTCTGGTTTATCATCTACATATCTTCTACTCACTTCGTTCCAACTTAAACCTACTTGATGTTTAACTAATTGTCTTGCTACAAATACAGGTGCCTTAATTCTAAATGATAAAAAGGCGTGAGCAAATGGAGACCAATGATTATGTTTAGCCAAATACTTAATTAACTTATCATCTTTTTCATCAAGTACTTCTTTTGTTTTTGAAAATGATACTCTAGCAGCATTTACTACTGATAGGTCACTACCCATTTTATCTATAATTTGTATATTCATTAAAATAACTTCCCTAACAATTTAAGTCCATATAATATACCTATAACAGAAAGAGTACCTGTTATACCTTGGTCTATAAATGCAAGTATTGAACCAACAATTAATAATGCATAGAACACATAAGTTTTCCAGTTCCAAACATAATAGAACCAACCGTGGTCTTTCTTTGTAGGTCCAAAATCTAATTTAGGTTCTTTCATTATGGTAGCATTCCAGGTTTACCACCTTTTAACAGGTTTAGTTGTGCTGATTGATGTTGTATTTTTTCTTTGAGTTGTTTTGTAATTAAACGTGCTGTAGTTTCAATTTCAATATTGTTATCATCACAATATTTGACAATAGCATCCACATATGATAGTTCTTTATGCTTCTTTACTATGTCCTCTATTATTAGTGAAAATTCTTTTGAGTTCATTGTGTTACTATAACATATTTATTAGCAAATGTAAAGTGTGTAATTTTTCTGTTGCCACGAAAACTACACAAACGCCGTTACCTATTAACTAGGCAGCAAGAGCAAAGTTTCCTTCGCCATTTAAAATTAACAGTACGCTGTCAGCGATTTAACTCCAGATAGTTTTAGTTAGTAGTCGAATCTAACTCACCCCCTTAAAGCACACAAAAATGTGTTTTGAATTGGTGGAGGTGGTGGGAATCGCACCCACGTCCTCACTAATTATTATCTACCCTTCAACGTCAAATTCATTATAAATCAGTTTTTGGTTTTGGAGGTTCTGTCCATTGTAAATTAAACGACTTGTACATCATACAAGATTCCGTACCTTTCATATTAGTTACTACTGCTATTGATTGTTTAAAATCTTCTGACACCCAATAGGTAACATAATAGACTATCTCACCATCTTCCCTTGCACCAACTTTACCAACAGACATATTAGCCATATTAAATTTATATGTCTTTAAATATTCTTCAATATAGACTTGCTGACCACACATTACTGGCATTTGCATCCAATAAAGTTTTGGTTGTGCTTCAGGTTGTAAAGGTTCAATTGTATCAGGAGTTGGTGAATCTGATACTGCTCCAACAACAGGACTCATTAAGAGTGCTGTTGCAAATATTATTGATATTAAGTATTTTAACATAAGTGACCTTTCGTGGATAAAATTTAGGCCACTTCATTAATGTTATTGCTTGATTTTATCTTTGTTCAGTTCTTCATAGTATTTATAAAAATACTTTATAGATTCTTCAAGTTTAGGTTCAAATTCTTTTCTGTCTTTGACAAAAGAACGCATTGTACCATCTTCACCAGCCATTAATATGACTAATTGGTCTATTCGTTTTCCGAATAACTCCTCGTACATCATTGCATAGGCGGTAGTCTGAACAAAATAGTTCTCTATCCAATCTTCTTTACGTTCTTTATTTGCTGTCTTGAAATCTATTACTGATAACTTACCATTATACTCAGCAATACAATCAACTTGACCTGCAAGGGTCAATTTATGACTATACATTATTGTTTCTAACATATGTATATTATTAATTTGGTCTATGTAAGGTAGCATTAATCTAAACATACCTAATGGCAACACATCACGAATACTCGGTGTTTCACCTTTTAAATATTGTTCAACAAGTGTATGAGTTGCTTTGCCTCTTCGTGCTGCTCTACCCATTTCCCAATTGGCTGCTTCTTCACCAACTGCTCTTCTCCACTTCTCTAATCCTTCTTTTTTCTGTACACCTAAAACTGTTGTAATAGATGGATAGTTTTTACCATCAACTTCATAAAAACGGAAACCGTCTATACGTCTGCCTTTTGTGTTTGGGAGTTTAGTTTTATCTATATCAACCCAAGTAAATTTACTTGCCATTTTGTTTCCTCAATTTCTTTCTCAAATCACTTATTCGGTGTTTGATACCGTCTATTGTTGTGTACATCCATCCACAATCGTGTGGTTCAATTTGAGTCCTGAACCACTTGATTGTTTCTTTTAATACTTCAATCTGTTTTTTTATACTCATACTCTTATAATAACATTATATTAGCAATTTGTCAATGCTTAAATAGACCTATGGAGCATATAGTGGTCAGTAAGTTTCTTACGTTCCTCTTCTCGCTCATTATTAAGAGTATTTACCTCTCAACTAGGGTCGTATGGCTCATATATCGTCTTTCCATCAGAATTTCTATAAGCTCTTAATATCTGCTTTCTATTATCTTCTGAATTCTTATATGAGCAATGGATCCAACCGCTATTCGGTTCATCCACATTGTGGTATTCCAATATCAGTTGGTCAAAATCTAAATTATCAATTATGTATTTTGCTAGTTCAGCATTTGGTATCCCAAATATTTCAAAATCAGCGGCTTGCCCCTTGGCGTGCTGTGATTTTAAACTTGAACCTATCTTAACACATAATTCTGGAGAACGATACCCACTTGATACTGATACTACCTTACCATAATGAGTTCTAATCGGTTGTAATATTTCATCACATAATTTTTTCAAGTTCTCTTGATGGTCTTCACTAGGATTATTACTAATTCCGTGCCTTTCAGCCGTCTGACTTTTGGTCATCTCCTTCAACGAAAAATTTTCGGTTAATTTCATTTATTATCCTCTTGTTAGTTTTAAAAGTTTCTCTATTTGCGCCTTAATAATTGGACCTCTATTCGGCCAATGTATATAAGGTTCATCACTTTTTTGTAAATTATATAAAAACGGTAACACAATCTTTTCAATATCTTTAAACCTTGCTTGAGTTTCTTCATCACTAATCTCTTTTGTTATCGTTTCTTTATCGTTCACTATTTGCATAATTTCGTTCATCATACTTTTGATAGTAGAAACATCTGACTTAACTTTAGATAGTTCAATGTTTGTTCCTTCTACTACTTTAGGATCAATGCTCGGTGTGTCTGATGGTTTAGATGATACTGGAGTAAAACCCCAATCGTTATCTAAATCAAACCCACGCATAAAGTCTGGTATGTCTTTGTCTGCCATTAATCTGCTACTCCTTTTCGTCTGTTTCGTGTTCTGGCTCTCTTAATCGCTTGGTCTGTTTTAATTTCTTTTATGCCTCTACGTCTATGATGTTGAGCAAAAGAGCTATTTGGATGTGCTTCTGCTATTTTTTGTTTAACATCTTTCCAACCACCGTCTTCTCTATAAGAAATGCCAGCAACCCCTCCAACTATATTTATGGGTACAGGTACTTGTCTAATATGCTTATTCTTTTTTAGATATTCTTCCATTTCTGAAATCATCATCATATCAGTCCACTGCTTACCTGTCTTCTTATTTTCAAACGTGTATCTAGGCATTGAGATATCTCTTCTTGTACCACTTATAAAAAAGTTTATCAGAAAAATATTCAACTACTGCCGAGGCAGGTACTTGGTCGCTTCTGATACAATCAGCAACATCTTGATAATCTGTTTTATCTACTTTTAATTGTTTTTTTGATGTCATTCCTGCTAATATTATTTGTTCTCTTTTTCTCTTCAAATCTTTTAATCTCTTTACGCTCATCTTTTTTATCTAATCTACCAAAGTATTTTTTCAACAATGGTGCTATAGTTCCTCTATTCATTTCCTTTTTTCTGTAATCTAAAAAAGAAAGTTATTGTTTTTCTTTCTTTAAAAGTATAATCTAAACAAGGTGCGTGTTGTAAGGCACCACTATATAAAACCAATCTATTTGGAATGGAACTTATATATATGTCTGGTGTTTTTTCCATTTGAGTATGAAAAAATGCCGTACCTCCATCATATGCCTGGTCAAAATACATAACTGCTGCCATTAAAGGTTCTTTATCTTCTGTAGAAGTATCTCTATGTATAAAACCATATTTACCAAAGTTTTGTGGAGATTGTTTTATCTCACTCAATACAATTTTTCTAGCAAGTGTCTTGAAATCACGAATTTTATTTCCTAATATACTTTCTATCTTGTTTATAATAAAATCATTCTCTTTATCATATGGACTTTCATAACAAGGAAACGCCTGTAATCTATTTCCATATTGATTTTTAAATGGTTGATGTGATTCACGCCATTGTAAATTATTATCTAAATCTTTTTTAATATCCCAATACTTATCTGCTGGAAAGAAACCTGGAAGAGTTAATATTCCACCACTTAACACATAGTCTAACATTTATTCTCCAAAATAAATTGCTTCTATTATTGCCTGTTTCATATTAATGATAGGTTACCTTTTCTTGTTTATATTTACTTCTTAATTTCTTCCATACACCGTGCCAAAAGTTCTTTGACCAATCTGTTTCTGACCTAGACATTGCTTTTTCAGCATTGTTAATCAATTTTTCAGCACATCTGTTGCAAGCATTATAATGTGTTTTCATAAGTATCATAATATCACTTTTTTTCATCTTTGTCAATGGTAGTATTAGTAGGTACGTGTACTTCAACGTTCTTACAAATATACTCAACTCCTTCTTTAATTGCTCTAGTTACTTTACAATCATAACCTGTTATCTTTGATAACGCCCAATCGTTAGTTGTAGGTAAATCAGCAGCTGATAATGCCAAATCTGTACCTGTTTTAATAAGTGAAGTTACTTTATATTCTGAATATGCACCACCTGATGTTGCTAACCAAGCAGGTGCTGTACCACACGCATTTAAAAGTAGTAATAATAGTATTGCTATCTTTCTCATTTCTTAACTCCTGATTCTAAATACGGTTTACCAGGTTTTTCATTCCATTCCATTATCTGGTCTAGTTTAATTCTTATCTCATCTGGATCTAAACCTAATTTCATTAACTCTTCCGTACCCATACTCTTAAAAAACTCTTCATAATCTCTATTCTTTAAATCTCTTTTACCTAATTTTGCAAAAAATGTTTTGTAAAACTTTTGCTTATCTCGGAGACCTTGCGATATAGTTTTCGCTCTAGTCGCTTCCCTTTGCCAATTAATCTCTTTTTCTTTTTTCTTACTCTTCGCTTCATTTTGTAATTTTCTTTCTCTTAATGATATGTTAGCGGCAATCAATAACAATACTGCTAATGGATCAAATACAAATATTAATACAATAATAATCCATCTAACTGCTTCATCAAAATGGTCTTTTGCGTCTTCACCATATATTAATTCTGCAACATATTTAAGTGGACCAACATCTGCTTCTATCTTTAATTGGTCTAATTCTATATTACCTTTCTTTAATGTCAATTCTGCAATCTTATCCATTGCAACTCTTATTTCATTATTTAAAAAATCTCTTTCTTCTTTTTGTTTCTTACGTTCTTTTAGTCCTCTACTAACATATTCCTTATCTATATATACCTCTAATGCTTTGTCTAATAAGTTTAATGTATTTTCTGCTCTATCTATAATAACATTTTGTGATAATATTTGTTTATCTATTAATGTTATTTGTACTGCATTATCACTTGTAGGTCTTACTTGGTCTAGGTGTGCCTTTGATAAGAAACCAAAGATACCCATACTAGTTACAAATACTAATACAATAACAGACGTAGTTAAATATGCCCTTATTGATTGTGGTAGATTTGGATTCTTCCAGTTTTGATATAACCAACTGGCGGCAACTAACTTACCAACTTCTAATGAAGTACCCATAGCAATAATTGCTACTTTAGCACCTGCAAATAAAGTTGCTAGTCCTATAATACTATAAGCGGCAGCAATACCTGATATAGATATGGCACTAGCTAGTACTACTAAAATGAAAAACAAATTTCTCATTATGGTTTAGTTTCTGGCAAGATTTTAACTTGCTTATCTTCCTCTTGAATATCGTTTAATACTTTTTCTACTTTACTCATTATATTAATAACTCTTTCATCATAATCTTCTGTAGTAGAAAATTTATCTAAAGTTCTTACTAGTGCTTTTGCGTCTAGTAGTTCACCATCTTTTAGTAATTTTGCTCTTAATGCTCTAAACTCTTTATATGCTGGGTGTTCATTTAATATTCTTATGTATTCTTTAACTGAATTACATTTTGTTTCAAATACTCTAACTCCCCAACCTGGCCACTTTTCAACACCTTCTGGTAATAAATGTGGTTTTGTACTTTTGAATACTCTAATACCAAATAAGTTATTTGCCTTAACTGCAAATCTACTTTGACCCCAAGCACTCTCTAAAGCGGCTTGTGCTGTCACCATTTGAATAGGTACTCTTTTATCTGGTGGTGTATGATAATTTAAAAAATCAACACACTTGTTAAGTTCTATTATAAATTCTTTTGAGTTAGTATATTCAAAACTAGGTTCATTTAACCCTAATTTTTCTGCCCATTCAGCGTGTTCTATTCTAACTTCTTCTGTTGCTTTCTTAACTGCAAGTGGATTAGGTGTAAATGTTCCTATACCATATGTTATAGTTGATATTGCAACAACTAATAATGTTGCTTTTAACCACCAATATGATTTTCTTAAAAAATTAGATGTACTTGCTTTGATTTTCACTAAAACCTCGCTACTTTGTACTCATAACCACCGATTGATGGTTCATTTTTCTTTTGGAGAAAACTTATTTTACTTTGAAATTGTGCCATACGTTTAAATATCTTTTCTGCTTGTAGTTCAGTAAAGTTATCATATATGTCTTTTGACCAATCACCAGTATAATAAATCATAGAGAATTCACCGTCTGCATTATCTATAAACTGTTGAATTTTGTCTGGAACTTTTAAGATTATTCTCTTTAAATAGTGGTCTAGTTCTTTTGTTTTTCTCACCTCACCCATAATTATATCCTTTTTATTATTATATATCTAATCCTATAGCATTTAGTTTAGGTCTAAAGCTATAAAACATATCATTATGATTTCCTGTATCCCCTAAATTACTCATTTGAAACAGGTGTATCATTTCGTGTCCTAATGTGTCCACAAATTCTTTTTTGTTCTTATAACTAGGTATCATTTCTAATACGTAATTTCTAGTTCCTTTTCTTTCTTGGTCATTAATAACAACTTGACCCCATACTCTAGGATATTGTCTATCCTTTATTTGTTTAATTTTAATATCATTAAATGGGGATAGTTTATTATCAAATACGTGTTGATTAATAAGTTTAAAATACTTTTTAATATCTGTGTAGGTAGTTTTATACTTACGAGTTTTCACTTCGGCCAGTTCCATCTTTAGTCTTTTTTTGACTTTCTGCCTTTTACTGGTTTTGGTTCTAACTCTTTTAGCCATTGCTTCTTCCTTTTTCTATCTCCTATTTCTAAAAAAATAAACATTACAAGACTCGTTAATATAATCAATACTAATTCTTTAGGAATATATTGATATATCCAATCCAAAGTATAAACTATGTTCTCAATCACATTCATAATTTGAACCTTTTAAAAGAGCACATTTAAACTCTTTATCATTTTTTTGTCTGATTTCACTAGCAAGACTATCTAGTATATTTGGTAGGTGTGCTTGTAATACGCCACTAAATTCATTTATCATAACGTATACTAACCTGTGTAGTTCTTGCTCCATTAAAGCAGTATGGTCTACACCGTTACCACTCACATTTTCTTTGATAACGTGTGCTATAACTGCTTTATTATATTCACTTGCATTAGCAACATTGGATAGACTTGTTAGTCCAAACCATAATGCTAAATTCAATAATATAATAAACATCACTTTTTTCATAATATATTTCTCTCCTAATATTTATTGTTTATATGTGTCTATTATACACAAATCCACAAGGAAAGTCAAGCACAAAAAACCCTTGTTTTATAAGGGTTTTTTAACAAAGTGTTCTATTTTTGTTCTAATTTTTGGTACAAATCATTCCAACCAAACGCTTCTTTAACTACAGAGTCGCTTAACCCTTTATAAACTCTATGTAAAGTTTTATCTTTTGTATTAAGCAATAATCTTGCTTCATCACTATGTAATCCTTCTAACATTTGGATAAACATAGTTTCTTTTTGAGTTTTTGTAGTTTTAGTATCTGCGCCTTTAATAAAATGCCACAAACGTTTTGCTTCAGTTTTAAGCATTGTATGTTCGCTACCTTTCGGTGCTGGATTTTCCATAAAAGGTGGTGTGCCTTCTGGTAATTCCCACTCAATACTAGGATCAAATGATCCTTTTAATATACTTCTCAAAGATGGATGGTTATATTTTTTTAAAACCTCTATCTTTTTAGCTTTATCTTTTGCGTTATTTACTTTAGTTAAGACTTCTGAAAATAACAAGTCCTGTGAACCGCTTGTAGCAGCCATTGCTTGCATTGAAGACTTACTAATTAATGATGGATGTTGTTTTGGTTCTTCTGCCATTTTATACTCCAATTTATTAATTTAATCATATATCTATTTATATAACTTATCTACTTGTTCCGCTGTTAATCTTCTCCCTATACTCCAAAATAGCGTCTTTTCTTTTGTAGTATCTATATTCTCTCTCATCCATTTATGTGCTTTACCTTCGTATATATCGTCAATAAAGCCATTACCCACATCTTCCCATACTGATTTTGAATATGGTAAAGGTGTTTTGTACATTTCATAATCTTGAAACTTCTTAAAACCTGATTCAAGATTACTAAATTGATTTAAGTACTCATCAATCTTTTTACTACGGTCAACAAACGTGACCCCTATAATTCTTTTTACCTTTTTCTTAAACTTCTCTATACCTTTTACTATACCTGCAAACTGTATACCACTACCTACTGCAATTACTAGGTTATCTAACTTGTCAGGTATGTTTTCAACTTGATTAGCAACACTATCAAATATTGATTCAGGATTTGTAGCAGCACTATTACCAAATTTAATTAACATATAACCTTTTTTAGATATTACTTTCTTTTTTAATCCACTATCTATTGCAACTGTATATCCGTGACCTGCAACATTTTCAATATCAGCACCATAGTGTCTTGATAATCTCATCATATGGTGGGTATCTATTGTTTTAGGTGTTGTACCACCCACACCTATGACACATTTAAAACCAAAGTCTTGAGCAACTGCCGCTATGATAGGTGCTTGTGGACTATTAACAGATGAACCTGTAACTACTCCACCATTATATTTGTTTTTAATCTCATCTTTTAATTCTCTAAACAAACAAATTGCCTGTCTTGTTTTTCCTCCATTAACATTT